TAAATGTCCTTGTTAGTCATAAAGCGTAAATTCTACTTATAACCGGTTTAATTAAAATATATCGTCTTCTGAAAAGCTTTGAGACTTTTTTGAATACTCGACAGGGCGAGAGTGAAAAAAGTCGGTCATATTATTCCCGAGAAGTTCTTCATTAAACCATTGTGTCTCTTTAAGAAGTTTAGGGTCTGTATCAAAGGCAGCGGGAAAATTAACTCCGCGGAGAGATTCATTAATACGATCTTTAATAAACTCTTTCAGGTGTGCAGCAGAAAGACCTTCTTCCTTTACGCCATTGACCATCCAGTCAACAATCTTAGCTTCACTATTGTAAGCTTCAATCGCTTCAGATAGAATTCTCTCTTCAAGCTCTTTATCGAAGAGCTCTGGATACTCTTCTCTAATAGTGTTAATAATCTTCATACCAACAAGAGCATGTATGTTTTCTTCGTTACGCGTATATTTTACTTGCTGGTCTGTATCCTTAAGAACGTTCTTATTACGTGCAAACCAGTTAATAATATAAAACTGGCTCATTAGCGAAACGTTCTCCACGAAAAGTGTGAAGAGAATAATTGCGTAGAGATATTGTTTTCTAGAATCCTTATAATATCGATGAGTATACTTCTTAAGATACTTTACACGTCCCTGGATCCATTCGAGTTTAAGATTCTCTTCAAATACATCCTCAAGTTCAAGAACAGTAAGAAGTCTTTCATAAGCATTGTTATGAATGACCTCGGTATTAGCCATAACATATCCAAGATCTTGTAGAGCCGGATGGGGAAGATTTTCTCCCAGCTTAGCCCAAAAGGTCTTTACCGCGACTTCTATCTGACCAATAGCCGATAAAGTACGAATAATAATCTCTCTTTCTTGTTCAGTAAGATTAACCTTGAATTGCTGTACATCGGATTTAAAACTGAATTCTTTATCAGTCCAAAAGCCGTTATGCATAGATTCGATAAAATCTTCCGTCCAAGGATAGCGATTAGGTTTACGAGAGACTTGTTCGTCGAAAATCATAGGTATATTATTTAGAATTATAGAGGAGGTTCTACAGAATTCTCGTGATAAAAAATATAATGATTAAATTACTTGTTGTGGTTGTATAAGTTAAGCTTTTTTACAATAAACTTAACAAGTTCACTACGTACTATATCTTCTTCAGTAAGATAGAATACATGAATACCATTTTTTTTGCTTTCTTCATCATCAAATATATTACAAATTTCTGCAAAACCGGATTTACCATTAATATCTGACTGCATAGGGTCTCCGCAAATAAATAACCTGCTAAATTGACCTACTCGAGTTAATAATGTAATAAGTTCTTTCCGGGTACTATTTTGGGCCTCGTCCATTATAATACCTTTTGCGTTCCAACTTAGACCTCTAAGATATCCCGTAGGCTTACCGTCGATCCGCTTGTCCTTAAGTAAAGCATTAACATCTGCAGCAAATAATAATTCATCTAGCTTTTCCATTAATGGCTCTATATATGGAGTAAGCTTTTCTTCAGCATTACCAGGAAGATAACCCATTTTGTTTTCGCTACTTTCTACAATAGAACGTATATAAATTAAATCACTAACCTTTTTAAGATTCATTAATTCTAGTACTGCTAAAGTAGCAAGAAAGCTTTTACTACTTCCAGACGGACCAGATAAAAAGATAACTTTAGTGTTATTATCTAAAGCTAATTTAAGAAAATCCTTTTGTTTGTTGGTAAGGTCAGGCCTTTGTCGTATTTGCACTGGCCTTTCTAATTTTTCGGCCTGATGAACTATTGGGCTCTTATCTTTGGCATTTTCGTTGTTGTGAGTTTGCTTCTGTTTCAGTAAACGTTTTTTCTTACTCATCTACATTATACTTACTAAAAAAGATAAATATTACATATGTTTAATAAATTTGAGACCCTTATTAAGGAGTTTACGGATACATTTCCAGTTGAAGTACAGGAAAAAAAGGGTGCTAGATGCACAAAGCCTACCGGGCAACAAAGCTCTACTCGTTCAGATAAAAAATATATGCGCTGTACTCGCGTAGGAGGTAAACTTAAAAGAGTACATTACGGAGATCCTAATTTACGTATTAAGAAATCGAATCCTAAAAAGCGTAACGCATTTAGAAAACGCCATAAATGTTCTACTGCTAAGCCCGGTACACCAAAGTTTTTTAGCTGCAAAAATTGGTAAAGATTAAGATTTAATAAACGCGTTTGCTGATGCGTATAAAGGTACAGTTGCACCTAAACCAAGTACACCGATAACTAATGTGCTTGGAGTGCCGTCTATTTTTGTACCAAACCTACCAATCAAACCTTCTAAAGCCTGAGTGCCTGTACTTGAAGAAGTCCCCTGACTTTTTGGCACAAACCCTGAGTATAAACTATACCCGCCACTCAAACTTAGACTAGATGAACCGTAAGCAAATTCAAAATAAGAATCTGAAGGTCTAACCCAACTTAAGCTGCCACCTGTTATAACCGGGTCTCTATATAAAGTATATTTTGCATTAGTAGTGTTATCTGTATTAAATAAAGAAAACTCTTTTAAAAATAAAGATAGGTTAGAAAAACCAGGCGCCAGTCTAACTGCTAACACCGGAGTCATGACATTATTTTGTACGGTTATTGTACCCGAAGTAGCAGCTGTAACTGAGTATCCTATTTCTTCAGGTGCACCTTCTTCTACGACTGTAGAGCAAATTTGTTTCATTGTGCCCGAACCGGCGCCAGTCTGTCTTATTTCATATCTTATAGGCTGATTCGGAGAAGTAATATACGGGACTGTTAAAGAATTAAAATTATTTACATAATGTACATAATACAATTTGCCTTGTAAATAAAAACCAAACCGAACTCTGCCAAGACCTAGCCATTCATAGTCTATAGCAAAAATCTGTCCCTTAGTAAAATCTATTGTTAAGCCTGATGACCCGGTACCGTCAAGTCTATCAACATTCCAACTCGATTGGGGTATGGTTAATGTATTAGCCGTGCCTTCAGTTTTTACTATATTAAGACTCGGGCCACTTGAAGTAATTTCTAGATAAAACCCATCAGACGGAGTATAAGGAGAGGCTGATAATCCTTGAAATAAACCTATTCTTTTTATGACATTAGCCTGCGGTGCTGCTACAAAAGTTATATTTGTAAACATACTTTTGCCTGGCTGATAATTAAAACGGGCTGTCGATTGTCTTATTACAAAGCCACTTGCCGCAGATGTCGACATAACAACAAGACTGTCCCCTGGTACAAATGTACTCGATCCTAAATTAACTTGCTCATCATATACGAACGGCAATTTGTCGTATAGCATTTTACTATCAAATAAAGTCTGAGGTATACCAACTCTTAGTCTACCAAATGCATCAGTTGCTGCATTATCTCCAAAAGGGGTACCGTTAATTTGATCATAATTTACGTCCGAAACTAATAATGCAGTCTTAGGATAAATATATGTTGTAGAAACTGAAGGTACTTCAGTTAGATTATCACTATCAAAACGGGTCTGTACTTGTACAGTTGAAACTGGCGGATAAGACACTGGATCTGGATATATTATCGCGTTTGCAAGTCTGGAAGCAAACTCAGGATAATTAACCGTTACTGGAGGAAGAGTCGGCACAGCAATACTTATGCACTAGACAATAAGAAACCCGCCGATTTCTCGGCGGGTTCTTTTTTAGAATACCTATTAGGTATGACCTTCTTAGAGGAAGGTTGCACCAGTACCAGGTACAAAAGCTGTACCAAGACCGGAAACAATAATGAGGTGGTAGTAGAGCTGAGCACCGAAGATGTGATCGATGACACCATAACGGGTCATGAGACCAACACGTGGGCTGAAGTCGTTAGGACCAACGGTACGTTGTACCAATACAGGAATGTATGGGCAGTATACGATACCAGTGTCATAATACTCAGCACCCTTGTAACCAAGGAGGGCGTACTCGAGAGGAGCAGCGCGGGTTCCTACTTGATACTGGGCTTCAGTACGTGTATCACGGTAGACGGCGAAGCGGCCACCGAGAGTACCAACCTTAGCGATACCAACTGGCTGGGTGTTTACATTGCCTTGTACAGAGAACCATTGGAACTCTGGAAGCATTTCAAGCATTGCGCAAACACGTGGGGTAGCAACGATGAAGTTAGCTGCACCACGACGGTTACGAATAGCTACGCGATTAGCTTCGACAATTACGCGAGCATAGAAGTCGCGATTGCGTTCACCTAACCAACGGCCATCAGCTGAAGCTGCATACCAGAAAGAATAACCCTGACCAGAACCGCCGTTGAGGGCGATTTGGCACATACGGATTACCATTTCACGGTCAATTTCAGCTTGAATTTCATAGCTCATTGCATTGGTGAGCTCATTGTCGATGTCGATACCGTTCATGTTCTTGAGGTCTTGCTCAAGTTCAACGGACCAACGAGCTGCTAAACGACGGGTACCAGCTTCAACAGCGGTCTTCTCGAAAGATACGACCATCTGTGGAATGTTACTGGTTAACTCGAAGTTACTTAAGAGCTGGGCAATACCGCGGTCATCAGCTACGAATGGGAAGTTTGTTGCGTCTCCGGAGAGATAAGCAGCAGAAGTACCAGTGAAGCGAGTGTTGAGGTAGTTCCAGCCGACTTCAGTACCGCTAGAAGCTACAGTCCAACCCGTTGGGGTATTGGATGCTGAGCCGTAGCCGTTGTCAAGTGCTGTTGCACCAAGTGGCTGAGAATCGTACTTGTAACGAAGAGCGAATGCAAGACCAACTGGACCGCTCATTGGCTGTACGCCTACGATTTCGTTGGTGATAAGCTCTGGGAAGGTACGACGGATCATCGGAATGAGGATCTTTGGTAGACGGGCGTCACCAGTAGCATAGAAGTCACTGGATGGAAGACCGCCTTGACCAGGAGCACCTTGAAGCGTGCCGAATACACCGCCGTTGCCGGCGTTGTTGGCTTCAAAGCACCATCTTTCTTGGTTCTCAAGAAGGATAGCTGTATTTAGCTTTGTGTGGTCGTCCTTAATTGCTGGGGTAGCATCATCGGCGTGCTCGAGCAATGGGGCCCACTTCTTAAGAAGCTGACCTGCGCGATCACGATCGATGTATGATTGTGATGGTTTAATTTGTTTCATAACTTAATAATTGTTTTCTCTAACTTTCTCAAGTACTTATCAGTACTTCAACGTGTATTATTACTTACAAAAAAAAGCCCCGTTTCCGGGGCTTTTGAAAGAAAAATCTGATTTATTAAACTAATTTGTTCTTGAAGAGAGATACGTAAGACTCTGCAACATATGTCTCGCCATCGTCTGTTTCTGCAGAGCTGTAAGACTTAGTGCCTCTTTTGGTTTCGGTAATAACTTTATTGACATCTACACCTCTAGTTTTTGGAGTTGTGGATTCTTTAAGAGTTTGAAGATTTTCATCTTCTTTCTTTTCATACATTTCGGATACGTACTCAAAATTTTCTTCTATAAAGCTTGCACTCTTTTCAGCAAGTACGCGATGCATATATGCTTTCTTAGGAGCTGGTAAATTTGCAATCTTTCTTTCTAAAAGAAGATTCTTTTCTGTATTTGCAGCTTTTTCTTGTAAGAGCTGTACTTGCTTGTTAGCTTCGTTTAGCTTGTTATTAGCTTCATCGATTTGACGCTTACCATCGATCAAGGCTTCCTTTACATGCTCATTGACAAAAGTTTCATCGAGACTTACAAGGCGCTTGATCTCTTCTACGATCTTACGTGAGCGAGTATTTAGAGTCGCTTCTTGTATTTGCTGTACCGGGACTACCTTGTCAAGATAGAGTTCAAGATAATTAGAAACATTTTCAACCACTGTATTCTTAAACGAATTAGCTTCCTTGCTTAAGGCATTTTCGTAAAGTTTAACTAATTTTTGAAGCTTTGCAGCATGAACACTGTCAATAGTGCTAAGGGCATGCTTAAATTTTGTAGCATGCGCTTCATCAATACGACCAACGATCTTTTCAAGCTTAGAGGTGTGATCAGCGTCAATAGCTTCTAATACTTTTTCTAATTTTGCTGAATATTCTTCGTCTTGCTTTACAAGAGCTGCTTCTACAGCTAGAGAAACTTTTTCTTCTACTTTTGTATCAAAAGCTTCGGTAAGAGTTTTTAAAGTTTCGTCGGTAAGAAGGTCCTTTGTAGCTTCTTTTAAGAGAGATGTAATGTCTTTGCTCATGCTTGTTACAAATATTTAGTTAATTACTGGTTGTTTTTAGGGGTTGAGGTTGCATTTTCTATATCTTTATCAGCTTTACGGATACGGTTTTTTAGTTTTTCTCTAATTATAGTCCTCAAAAGCGTATTGGCAGTGGAATAATCGTTACTGGCAACATGCTTGATAAATTTTGTAATTTGTTGTTTTTGATTCATATTACTTCAAGGCTTTAATAAAGTTTAAAATTTGCTCTCGTAGATAGTTATCTACATCTTTGCGAGGTAAATTAGATAGTCTGCCTTCAAGTGTATCGAACACTTCTTCTAAGCGACCGTCTTGTTTTAAGATAAAGGATTTTGACTCTAATATTCCGTTTACAAACGCCCCAGGAGCAGACGGATCTGCAACAGCGTCAACGCAAATTAGTTTCATGTTTTTTACGTAGTTAACTCCGCCACGATCTTCTAAAGTGCCTAATGCTCTGGATGACATCCCCATTTTCACACCATCAAGTATTAGGGTACGCATGATTTCTCCAAGCGGGGTGCGTAAAATTTTGCTTCTACCTTTTACTATATTACCATCCATTCTTAGTTCTGTAATTAAATGGCAGGCTCTTTCACTATTTACTGATGCACTTTGTGGGTGTTCTAACTCTCCTAAAGCTCTATTCGTTCTTACAAATTCTTCATTGTACCGTGTTACTTCCTGTGCCATCTCTTCAGAGCTATATATACGGTTGTTTTTATTCTTTTCATTTGCTACCATATATACCCCGGATATAAAAATATTAGCAGGCTTATCCTTGTTGCCCTCTTCAATAAGATAGTCAAGCCCTTCAGTTATTGGGGTTTGAGTTATTAGTTTAAGTAGCATTTAGTTATACTTATGTATTCCATTGTAAAAAGCTATGCAACTCTTGTATTTTGTTACAAACCCTATAATATATAAAAATGATTCTCAAAGATGTTATAGCTACGGTTTCTACTAAAAATCGTACTGATACTACACTGCCCCTTGTTATTACTTCTATACTTTGCTCTACTTATAAACCTTGCAAACTTATAGTATATGATGATAACGATGAATTAAAAGATCCACGCGAAAATGAAATATATAAAAATTTACTACAAGGATTATTAAACAGCGGTATAATGTGGTATTGGATACCTGGACAGCGTAAAGGTCAGATACATAACCACGAACATGCTAGAATTAGCAATAAAGAAGAGTATATTTGGCGTATAGACGATGACAACATACTTCCAGCTAATGTTTTGCAGACTCTATACAAAGCTATTACTGCAGACTCAAAAATAGGGGCAGTGGGCCCATCTATACTTGACCCTAAAAATATATTTAGTACTAAAATTGCTTCAAATACTATTGCAGATGTTTTTCTAGGGGTTAATGTACAGTGGAACTTTACAGATAAACTTTCAATAGTTGAAGTTGAGCATCTACAAGGGAGTAATTTTCTCTACAGAAGATGCGCTGCAGAACACGGCTTTAACTTAGAACTATCTCGAGTTGGTCACAGAGAGGAGACTCTTTTTACATATGAGATGCATCGCAAAGGCTGGAAGCTATTAGCAGTGTGCGGACTTAATACGTGGCACATGCGTTATGGAGCCGGTGGTATACGCTCTCACAATGAAAAAGCTTTATTTGATCACGATGAAAAAATATTCTATAAAAAATTAAAAGAATGGAATATTAAAACTAATTTGTATAAATTTATATACCTGGATAGTGGTCGAGGAGATCATTATGCCTTTAAAGGGATACTACCTGACATATTAAAAAAACATAGCAGTAAAAAAATTATTATAGGGGCTTGCTACGAAGACGCATTTTGGGATATAAGTGATAAAAATATAACTATAGCAGGTCTAGGGGATATACGAGGCCATATAGATCCAGATCAGCACAATATATATAAATTTATGGCAGATAATAAATTTAAAGGTAGTCTTTCCGAGGCCTATAAAAAAATGTATTTATGAAAATTTTAATAAGCCCGTATTCGCAAAAGTTACCTGTGGATAAACCCAATCCTAAGAATTATCCTTACTGGGAAGAAGTGGTAAAGATTACTAAAAATAAATTACCCAAAATAGAAATAGTACAAGTTGGAGCCAAAGGGGAAGAAATAATAAAAGGAGTTACTCATCTTGCCCACAACTTAGAGCCAAAAGAGTTGTTAGAATTAGCCAAATCTTGCGACGCATGGTTATGTGTAGATAACTTTTTACAACATTTCTGTACCTATTATAATATACCTAATGGCATTGTTATATTTGGTCAATCCGACCCTAAACATTTCGGATATCCAAGCAACATAAATTTACTAAAAGATAGAAGTTATCTAAGAAAAGATCAATTTTTAATTTGGTGGCATGAAACAGTTACATATAGAGCTGATGCATTTGTAGATGCTGATACTGTTGCAAAAACGCTATTTAAGGTACTGAAAGTAGACTAAGTAATAGTATGCCATTACCAACTTCTACTGTTGGGCCATCAGCCTTTCTTTCAACCAATTTAAATAATCGTATCCAGAGTTACGACATGCTAGCTGAGCGTATATTTTTTCAGCTAGGTGCGCCTTTAATTAATTTAGAAGTTGCTTGTAATGCAGCATATGACATGATTGCATATGCTATAGAACAATTTACACGTTTTACTCCAGGCACAGAAGAGATATTAATTTTTAATAGCAATTTATATACTGCTAATCAAGGCATAAAAATTGATACTTTAATTAACAATACACCAGACGTAGCATCTCTTACATCTACTTTTCAGTCTGGCTGGGACTATGACTTAGATAGTTATAGAAAGTGTATTGGTATATATAACTTTGTAGAAGGTACTAATGACGGGGTTAATACTTTATTTACTATTGAACAAAGCTTAGCCCAGCAAATGCATTTTGCATACTCTCTTGGTAGTAAAGCGTTCGATCTTATTACTTGGCATGTTCTTAAAGATTGGCTCAAGACAAGAGAAAAACTATTTGCAATGCAAAAGTATTGCCGGTTTGATCCGCGTACGCAAGTTTTGAGAATAACGCCAGATCCTGCTTTAAAAAATGACGGTACGTATTATGCAGCAGTTGGAGTTTACCTTGAACGTCCAATTAAAGATTTAGTTAAAGAACGCTGGGTAATGGAATACGCAAAAGCTCTTATAAAAATATCTGTAGCTAACACTCGCGGCAAATACGGCGGTACACAGTTGTTTGGTAGTGGTACAATACAATATCAAGAATTAATGTCTCAAGGTCGGCAAGAAAAAGCCGAACTAGAAAAAGAACTAATGACCGGCACTTCCGAGTCTCAAGAGCCGCCAATGTTCTTTATGGGCTAAATTAAGCTTTTGGAAGTGCGCTCGGGGTACCAGAAGGTACTGGTGTTGGGCCAGCTGGAGCGGCTCCAGGCGGAAGCGCGCCGCCTTCTGGTCCTTCTCCTCCAGCTTCAGGCCCGCCTTCAAGTCCGCCGCCAGGTCCAGGTCCAAATCCTGGTATACCACCAGGCATACCTCCACCAGGACCCGCCCCAGGCATACCTCCTTGAGGCGCTCCCGCTCCAGTCTGCAGAGCTTCTTTCCAGTTTGAGCCCAAGGTTTTGATCTGATTAATTTCCCACTCTAAAGCTGCGTCTTTTTTCAGCCACTCTCTATTAGTTTTTATTTCATCGTCAGACCAATTTAAATACTTTTTAATAACATAAGACTTAGAAATATTATCAGAGCTCTGTAGTAAATTTTGAGCATTTTTGGTTTTTATTTCTAATAATTGCTGGTCTCTAACTGCAGCAAAGTGAGACGGTACATTAAAATAAATATTAAGATCGTTTTCTTTTAATTTGTACTCTTCCCAAAGACCTTTTAACTTTAAATGGGTAATATATGTTTCTTTAATTGTACTTGCTAGATGGCGTTGAAAACGGCCTATAAGTTTAGCAAACTTTAATTCTTCTCTTAAAATTTCAGCACCGTCTTTAAAACCAGTTTGCGGATCCAAACGACTTGTCGGTACTCTTAGAGCTTTATAAAGTTTATTAACAAAGTAATTAAGATCTTCTAGTTTACCTAAATTTTCACCGCCCTTGAGCATTTCAACTTTAGTACCGTCAGAGCCATTACGCTTTGCGAACCAGTAACTATCTAACATGCTTTGCGGATCGTATATGTTAACTGACTTACCCTGGGAAGAATCGAACGTTCTTCTAGACCAATAATTCTGCATCAGTCTTTTTAAATACGCTTCTGCTTTAGCTGCAGGCATGTTACCTACATCTACGTAAAACGCCAACCGTTCTGGAGCTCTTACTAATCTATATACTACAATACTATCTTCAATTAAAGAAAGTTGCTTATATGCTCTACGAGCTACTTCAAGATACGGAAGACGTATAGTTTTGTTTTCATTCCACATATGAGAATGAAAATATGTTACTTGGTGTCTATCTAAAGGTATAAGTTCTAGATCATCTTTTATAGGGCCACCCGATGGGCCACGGTTAGTACCTCTATTAGGATTGCCACGCGATGGGTCGTCCTTAGGCACCGGTTTGCGTAATAGGTACCCTTTAATAATCATATTTTGTACGTTATCGAAAATAGGATTAATATGCTCTGTTGGTATTTGTACTAAACCGATAATACCTGCATCTTTTTTATTCTCATTTATAACGTTTTCAAAATATACTTCCGCATCTATAAGAAGAGCTCTGCAATATTCCCAGCCTTTGTTTTCTAGGTTTACGAGTTCTAAAATATGATTAAAATTTTTAGTAAGTTCCTTCTTGACTACTTCATCATACTTTTCTGCAATCTCAAATCTTACATAAGAACCTCTTTCATCCTTAACTAACATTTCATCACAGATTTCATCTAAGGCATGGCTTATTTCTGCATACGAGGCCATGATACGATAGTCAGCTATTCTTTTTATTTTGTCTGTATCGATTAAGGCATATAGATAATCATGATAACCTTTATCAATAATAACTCCCTGAAGATTAGAAACCGGGTTATTCGGGTCCTGAACAACTGAAACAGACTGACGAAGCATCTTTTCTTGAGCTGATGCTCCAACTTTGTAAAACGTTGAGAATTTAGGATTTAACTCTTGTATGTTGTCTATTACCGTAGCATTTCCACTATAAGGCAGTTTAGATACAAAGTTATTAAAAGCCTTTGTGAAGTAGTTGTTGTTCTGGTCGGCCATTTAAGTATATTTATAGCTAATAGCCTTATAGTCTACCCTCTTAGCGGGTGAGGATAAGTGTAAGGAGTATAATCAAGAACCCATGCTGATCCAGACCAAGTGTACAGTCGACCTTGAGAGCCGCCGGATGTTTGATTCCACGAACCTTCGTCTGTAACCCACCACCCGTATTTATTTATTGCTGGAGTGTACGCATCCATCTCTGCTCTAGTACCAATAGAAACTCCTGTACCGTCAGAATCAAATCCTGTATCTGCATAAAAATCTCTATTTGCTTGAATACATGCTTTTTCCGTATATGTTGCTGTGGGATCTCCAATTTGCGTTCTATACAACTCAATTGCTCCTGAAGGAACTTGTTTAAGAGTTCTTGGCCACGGATTATTACCCGTTATTCTGTTTCCCCACACGTATGTCGGTTCGCTTCCAGCAACTTTTGGATCTTTACCGACGCCTATTTGATCTGTTACTGGGTAATTGTATGGTGTTTGATATACATTACCAAAATTCGGCCACGGACCGCCTATATAACCATAATCTGTGAGAAAAAATAAATTTAATGAATTAACTGCAGTGTTGTTAAACACTCTACACACCCCGCCTCGCATTTCAATTGAAAGACCAGTTGTTGTCCAGGTGTTATTATATACTTCCATATTGCGTACACTTCTTGCTGGAGTGTTTGATGCAACACCGTGACCGTCCACTTTTATACCACCGTTTATTGTACAAAATCTTACAACCATTTTTGCATTTGAATTAGCGTCAGAAACATACCCGGACCCGTTAAACGTGCAATCTTCGATAAAAATATTATCGCTTGTACCTAAAGTGTTATTTACTTGCCACGCATTAGTAGAACCGCGAGTAAAAATAAGTTCAGTATTACCCGTTGCTCCTGTGAATCTACAGTTGTCTATTAACCCATAAGAACCGGCATTGCCATAAAGAAAATAAGAAGATCCGCCACCACCCTCGTATGTAACATTTGTTATACGCGCCCCTCGACCATATGTTGCATCATAAGCTGCAAAGGTAAACGGTGTTACAGGCCTCGATGGTGCGCCTATAATTTTCATATCAGCAAATTTAACTTGGCTCCATAAATTTATAACTCCTTGTGTATATGTATAACCACTGTTATCTATTGAGATAATGGTGGTATCGCCTTGACCTTTAATAGTTATAGGTAAAATAAACCACATTCTACCACCGTTACCACGGCTAATGTTGCCCCAGGTTCCACTACCAGCTGGTAAGACTATAGTATCACCACCTTCTACATATTTAACAAATACACCAGCATTCGGGTCAGCTTCAGTAGCGCCAATCTTACCTCTATAATAGCAATCCTCTATAGCATTTTGAGAACAGTCAGCCAAATAATATGTGTAACCACTTTCAGCGCGGTTACCAGCCCAACTACTACCTGAAAAAGTATTAAGTAGAGGCATATTATCCGAAAGTTACAAGCTGGCCAAGTACAATGTATGTACCGCTATTATTTAAAACTGTAAATGACACGCTATCTTTTTTATTAGCATTGCCGGTTGGCTGCGCACCACCTTGCCAATTAATAGTCTGTGCAACCCCGTCTAATTGTACAGCGCTCGGTATATAGCTCGCAGAGCCTTGGTTGATAAGCAGTACTATATTACTAGCGTTTAGCGTGTCAATGCCTGTATTTTGTAGGTTAACAGTCCAGCTACGAGTTACGGTGCTAGTAATATACCAGACGTTATTACTACTGCAATCTAAATTAACTGCAGCTGATGTGCTGATCGTAGTATTATAAACCGCAAAAGCTTCTTGGGCCTGTTGTAGTTTAACAGTGCCTGTAAAATAAGCATTCGTAGCAGTCAGGCTACCCGTTCCCATATTAAAATTACTATCAGGTAAGGCAGCACTACCTGATAATGCTAAAATATCGTTATTTAAATTAGTAAAATTATTATTAATAGTTTCTCTACTATTTGAAATAAGATCAGATGATAAAATTGGTGTGATTGTAGCCATGTTAGTTTATATTATTTATTAATTTGCCCATATGGTGCCATTAGGTATGTCATCCCAGGTATAGGTTATACTAACCCAAGTTTCGGTTCCTATAGAAATTGCAGTTAAAGGAGAGGCTAATGATAGCCCATGAAACGTAATGTTACCCGTCCAGTTACCAACAGGATCATACCCGGGTATAAATCCGTTAGCTACAAAAAGAACCGGGCTAGACACAAAATTTGTAAATGTTACTGACGGAGCCGGAGTAGGATTATCAAGCGAACCAGCGCTTAACACGAACGTCTCAGGCCCAAGCGGGGTAGTAGAAGAGTCGCCTGTAGCCCAATAATAAGTGTAAGTCTGTATAACACTGTTTGTGCCACCTACTTCAAGATATAAATCCTGAATTTCTGTGTAAGGCGGAAACGCAGTTAGTATTGCAACTTGTAAATCATTTGTCCATACATCCACATCGCTAGCAGAATTTAATACTGCTTCAACAGATATACTAGTTAAAGTACCTGCAAGATAGTGGCCGCCTATATCGTATATATTTTTCCATGCTTCATTTGTATTAGAGCCCGTCAAGGAATAACTGTATAAGGAAACTACTAGCTCTCCGCTTAAATTATTTGACGCGTATATACCCGGAGGCGGGGTAGTCGTCGTAGTTGTACTAGTAGTAGTCGTGCTAGTCGTAGTCGTGCTAGTCGTAGTCGTACTTGTAGTTGTTGTACTAGTAGTCGTGCTAGTAGTTGTAGTCGATGTTGTAGTTGAAGTGGTTGTAGTTGTACTGGTCGTTGTACTAGTAGTGGTCGAGGTAGTTGTACTTGTTGTCGTGGTCGTGGTCGTGGTAGTCGTGGTAGTGGTGGTAGGTACTAAAGTAATTGCAGAGAGCGATATACCTGCGTAACCAGCTTCATTAAAAATTATTATACTGACAGGCCCTGTTATTAGCGGCGCCGGATAAGAAATAGAAATCTTATTGTTAGTGTAAACTACATAGTCCAGAACCGGTGCTATGTTATAAAGAGTGGGGTATTGCGCCGACAAGCTCGGCATTGTAGCAAAAGTTGAAACCGTGGCAGTGTCAGTGAACATTCCAGAGGCACCGCTTACATACACTGCAGTAGTATAACTTAACATGTCTCCAAATATATCAGCACTACCAGATAAACCATACGGAGTTAAAGATCTTGAAATAAATTGAGGCTGGGGCTTAGCTGAAACTGTAACAGTTTCTAAATAGTCTGTTGCTGATAAAGCTTGTTGTATTTTAAATAACGCTGCAGCATTATCTGAACCTGGCACGTTTGATACCGCGTAAAAATTATTTTCTATTTTAAAAATTCTACCCGTAGAATCTGTATCTTTTTTAAATAACCATCCTTTTATAGTAAAACTAGTGTCACAGGCGACTCTCGCCGGTTGGTTTGCATTAAGATCAGTAGGATACGTCATTGCTAACGACCCTGACCAGAGTACTTCTGTTCTGATCTCTTTATAAGGCATACCATCTCTAGTCCAAGAAATAATAAAGTATGGATCACTATACGGAACAAAATTACTCAAAATTTGATCCATATCGGTTTGAAACCGGGTTAAAATACTGATATTAACAGTTATATTGACAGGTACTGGCTGTAAAGTATGCTGACTTTTGCTGTAATCAGAAGAATCATTATAATACTGACCTTCAAGTTTATTAAAAACTCGATTATTATCTCTAGAGATGCTGGAAATATAAAAAGCTACAACAGGGAGAGTTATATGTTGAGCCTTGTCTACTAAATCAAATAAAACTCGTTGTTTAGGGGAATAAACATATCTTACCCCCACGTTACTACCTGCAGCGCGCAAAGCATCATACCGTTTGACGATTGCTCCATCAAAAGCCTGTAAAAATTGTGTTAATAAATCCTTTACTTCCCAGTGGTACGTGTAGTCTTGCACACTAATACTTACATTATACGTGCTAAGAAATGTCCTGGCAATATACTACGGTTTTCGATGATAGTTTTACCGGAGAGGCCGTCTAAAATATAGGTAACACTCTCGTCTTCTTTGGTTCTTGTACACCGGCCAGCCGCTTGTATCAAAGAAATAAACATTTTCATCTTGTACCAGCCCGGGTCTTTCTCAAAAAGCATTTTTACCCGCTTGTTTGCAAGAGAAGGGTAGGGCAGTTTTACGATAATCTGCCATTTTCCTAAGTCTCCCTTAAGGTCTAGTCCCATAGTTAACGAGGGACTTACTAAAACAGTATCGTCTGTGCGTAGATTATGCTCTCGAACGATACTTTCATTGTTAGTTCCTTCCTCTCTATACAAAAATCTCTTACCATTCAACCGATTTTGTATAGCTTGTGTTATGGCGAATGAGTGAGTATGTATAATACCCTTCTCGCCTTTGTGATTCTCACAAATTTTTTCAATTAAATCAATAATTTTAGGTAAATTTGTGTCAATAGTCTTATAACTTAGCGGATATTTCGTGTGACAGTATACTGGACTCTTCTTTGCATCGAAGGTAGAGGGTATTTCAATATATTTAAACTTGGTTATACCTAGATTCTTAGCAAAAATATCCTTATCTACTATAGTCGCACTCATTAGTACAACAACATCTGCATAATTAAACAAGCAAGACGTAAGTTTATCTATTTTAAACGGTGTAATAGACACTTTTTCTGCATCTTTTTCAATTATATACTGTGCATCGTCCCAATGGTTAAGAGTTTGAGAGATAGATTCAGCAAGATCCTTACGTTGCTGCTGTTTAGTAAGTTCAATCTTATTTTTTTCAAAACGAGCGCGTCCATTGAACTGTTCGGCCGAGTTTTTTACAGCAAAGTGTACGTCCCCTAGCCAACCGATGACCTTTTTCGGGTCTTCTGTTTTAAGCTTTTCTACTTCTACCCCTAGAAACGACAGTTGCTTGTAGTTAACAACGGTTGAATAGTTCTTAATAATTTCATCTTCAAGCTCGGAGCACTCATCACAGATAATAATTTGCCGTTTCTTTAAATGTGCAGGGAGATTAAAGAAAGACGCATAATTTAGTACTGAAAACCGACTTACAAGCGCTTCGTTTCTTGTTTCGTAGTAAGGACAGACACACTCATCCCAGCATTTTTTCTTTAGCTTAGAAGAGATCACGCATGGCGCATGCTCGACGGTAAAATCTGTATCGACTTCACATTGGTAATTGGTTTTACCTTTAAAAACTACACTCTCATTAAAAAGTTCTTTGTACTGATTCTGTAAAGCTTTAGTCGTTGTAAGCGCAAAAGCACCATGAGCTTTAAAATTATCAAAAACCCCTTCATATTCCTCACTATAAGCCTGGTAGGTTTCAACCAGTTTCTTGTACTCTAGATTAGCTGTAGCCGTAGCATTAGCTAGTGTCTTACTAAAAAAAGATTTACCAGACCCGGTAGGGGCCTGCACTATTATAAATTTTTCTCCTGAATTTATGGCTTCATAGATCTGTTGCAAACCGGTAGTCTGATGCTCTCTCGGTGTAAAGGCATCAGGGAAGTAATTCAGAATAGAGTTTTCTATCTTCATTCGTAAGATAGAGAGTATAGCTCATATTATGTAAAACTAAACTGTTTTTATGCGTAAAACAGTATCGTAAAATTTACAGTTCTTAATCCTGTTTATACTTTTTAGGGATATGAATAAAGAGTAATCTTTTTCGGAAAGAGATTCTAAAGTATAATCCAGTATTACTTCATTATCTTTGCTATGTATTGAAAACGGATAAGGTATTTCAAATGACTCTTTCTTTTTTTCCGTAATTAAAGTGAAAGAAAGATAATTACCGGTAAGCTTGTATAAAAAAAGTTTACCTTTTTTATAGGTCTTGTGTTTAAATGCAAAAATTATTTCTTTTTGAAGTAAATTTTTTATGTAGCTGTCTAGTTTTTCGGTCATACACTCATGAACTGTTGTTTATCGCTTGCAGACATTTTAGCAAGTACTTCGTTAAAGTATTTCCAAAATTCATCAGGCGGGGTTGTTTTAATTACACTAATAACCTCTACACTTTCCGAAGGTATGAGCCGGTACGCTTGCAGAAATATATCCCAAGTCATAATTAATCCTTTTTTACTTGGATCAAATTTCAGTTGACCTGGGGCTTCGTGCCAATTTAAAGCTATCTTACCTTGTGGGCTCATTAAAAGATTGGTATCGTTAGTAGCAAGCATGCGCCGGTACGTACTATTCGCAAGCGGCCGTCTTCTTACAAATTTAAGCTCAACAGCGTTACTGTTGAGCAATTGTATAAGACCTCCCTGGGATAAATTCATTTATTTTTCAGGCTCAGCAACCCCAAACACTCTATCTTCATTAAGAAATACGACATGTCTTAAATTATTTATATTGCTAGCCTTTAATCCAAACGTGCTTGGAAAAATAACGTACTGGCCTGGTTTAACTTTCGCAGCCGGGCCAGCTAGAAGCACTTTAGCAACACGCCAAGCTTGGAGCACAGCATTAATAGGTACCCAAATATCCCCTCTCTTGACCATAGTACCGTCTTCGTTAATGTCTACAAACTGACACATTAGAATATCATCAAGTACTGACGTCAGTTTCCAGCCGGCCATATTGAGATCGCTACTAAGATAATTTTCTATACGTACTAATCCTTTAACTTTATCAGTAGCAATATCTTCGCTGGTCTGATCAACGATTTTTTTGTCTTCTTTGCTGAGATTTTTGTATTTGTGTTTAAGAGCTTCGCTAGTCATTGGTTTTTTGTAAGTTTAATGTTAAATTGCCGTCTTGTATGTAGTTAATTAGCTCTCTACTTGAAATTTCAAGAGAGGTAGCAATTTTTAGTATGTAATCTTTTTCTTTACTATCTAAGTCTTTTTTAGGCTTTTTAATGTAAGTTATCTTTTTAAAGCTAACTCTAGGTATAACACTATTTAAAGAAGCATACCACATGCTGTTACTGTCTAGCACTGGCCAATACCTATTGGTAGTCTCGTTAATAATGTGAGTAAGCGGTATAGAATGCATGGTACACCATCTTTGTACTAAAAATGGTTGAAATTCAGTATTTTCGTTTAAGTTAAATAAATCGACTTTTAATTTAGTAGATTTATATAGTATACTATTTAAGTAGTCAAACATAAGATTTATGCTAATTACCAATTACGATTATTCTAAATTTAATATTAAAACAGTAGTACATGTTGGTGCTAATATAGGAGAGGAATTAGAATTTTACAAAAATATAGGGGTAAATAAAATTTATTTTTTTGAGCCAAGACAAGAAGCTATGGCAGAGTTGATTGAAAACTGCAAAAAATATATAAACGACATTGATATTACAGTATTTCCATTTGGATTAGGGTCAATTAAAGAAGAAAAAACAATTTTTAATGGTGGACAGAGTAGTAGTTTTATGGCTCCTAAACTGCATCTTGAAGTACACCCGCAAATATATTTTAATAAAGGAAAGATTCTTAGTGTGCGCCGCGGAGACGTAATTTTACCCGATGATTTACATATTGATATGTTAAACATTGATGTACAGGGGTACGAATTAGAGGTTCTTAAAGGTCTAGGTAGCCTACTCAATAATACTAATTTGGTATACACAGAAATAAACACCGATGAACTTTACGAGGGCTGCCCTACTATAGATTATATAGATGCATACCTCTACTCATTTAAATTTAAAAGAGTAGAGGCAATAGTCACCGGTGCAAAATGGGGCGACGCAATTTATATTAAACAATAACCTTTGAGGTTGCGACAAAGATATTATCTACCATAGAATAAAATAAACGATGGGTTTTTAGCTGAAAAGATACCGCATCAGCTTCGTTTAGATTTGTGCTATAAGCAAAAGCCGGAGCTTTCTTACCAGCTGTAATATTAATACCGGTATGTCCGATAGCTGTACCGTCTTTCGAGTAGGTAATACTTACCGAAGCTTTACCCTTAGTTTGATGTACCCCGCCCTGGTCGTGTTCAGCATGAACGATAATATCGTCCCCCTTCATCTCAATAGGCTTCTTAATATAATCGTGCAAAACATTAGCTATATTAGTATTAAAAAGCCGCTGAAAACATACCGCCCCGAAAGCGTCTAGATTAGGTATTTCCCAGCAAAAGTTAATCATACTTTCACTGTAGATATAATCTTTTTCAAGAGAATCTTCAAGATCAATCAAATTAAGAGTGACTTCAACCGGGGTAATAAAAGAAACAATATTACCTACAGCAAGAGTTTTGTCTCTAAAATATTTGTAAGCAAAGCGCTTATGAATAAAAGAACCGTCGTAGATGGTTTGATCGTTAATAATCATAATATATAAGTTTAAGTTAAAAATTAATATTTTCCATCTGAATATTTTTGCATAAACCAACTTTGTCCGGCATGCCATTCATCTGTATATTTTTTTAAGCCGGGCGAAAAATGAACTGTATCGATGTTTACAGTGCCGAGTTTAAGTTTAAGCTTATTACATGTTAGACTAAAGTCTATATCGTAAAAATGTGCTATGCATGGATTAGTTGTATCGAAGTCGGCACCAGCGTCTTTTATTTTTTTAGAATTAAATGCTAAAAATATACCATCTAGAATAAGAACTCGGCCCTGCTCCCCAAAATTAGTCATATAGGTATCTTTACCGTTAGGTGCCACATGTGCAACAGATCCTCTATAAGTTTCTTTTGGACACATTAAATGCCATAAACATGGCGGCTTTACAGCAGCCGCACTCCCACCGGCAAGCCCTACTACGTCATATTTTTCTAAAGCCTTGTTTAGTTTTTCCAGCCAAAACTTATCTTTAATAAGAAGATCGTCGTGAGTCAATACAGTTACCCCGTCATTTTTTTTAATCCAGGCACTATAAACTTTAGCTAGAGATTTTTTGTTGTCTATTTTACTATAGACATCTATTTCATCTAAGCGTTCAGAATTTAAAATATTAAACTTACCATATTTTTCAGTAAGTTCTTGTTTATTTTTAGTCTGAGTGCAGTATAAGAGAGATATTTTCATTTATCCTCTATGATGTCTTGTATAGGAAGATTTTTAAAATTATTCATAGCCAAAAACACGTCTTTTTCGGTGTATTCTTCTAGAATTGGCTTAAACAAATAAATGTTATGTAATTTGCCTAGATTCGTATTTAATTTTTCAGCAATTTCAATCATTTTCAATCTATGTACTTGAGTATGTTCTGAACATACATCGGTAACAGCTGAAAATAACAAGGCTTCAACAATTAGTTGTTTTTCTTCAACAGAGAACTGCAAATTTTTCATATATCTTCTACATTTTAGAAGATATTTTTATATTATCTACTGGGATTTTTAGGTGCTGGTAATTTATCCAGTCTTTCAACAATTTGTGCTAGTAAATCATCGTGTTTAGTTGACGTAAAATGTATAATAAGGGAAGTAAGGCTAGATAGTAGTGCAGCTGCTACCACTGCTTTAAATTGCCACGACAAATTTGCCCCTTCCAGGTTAGTTTTTTTAATTGTTTCTACACTTTCTGTCAACTCTTCTAATTGGGTCGTGAGTTTAGTATCAAGATGGGAAATTTCATTACGGACCGTTGAAACTTGTTGTATCAGACTAGGTTGTCCATTTCCATCCCGTACTAATTTGCTTATAGTTTGTAGTTCGTTTTTTACATTGACGATGTCTCTGTTAATATAATCAATAGCCTCGTTTGCCATTAATATATTTATAAAATAAAGTACGGCGAATCGGATACAAACCGGGTTTCTTCAATAATTTTATTGTAATTAGCAATTTTATAAACTACACCCTCTTTTAACAAAATACTATTTGCAAATTGTGTTGAAGAAAAGTCTCCTGTCTGTATATCCCCGTATAATGTACAAGAACTACGAGCAATACAAATCTCTCTTGTTATAGTATTGTAAGACCAGATTGCAAATGTACCTTTAAGCTGTGAAAGTCCTTCTTTAAGTCCAAATTTAAATAGCATTCGAGGTATTATACTACTGTCCGTATCAGTCTCAAAAATTTCGTTAGCAAAATGCTTTGACTTTAACTCTTCAAAATTACTAATAATACCATTATGGGCAACTACCCAGTCGCGGTATAGAAAAGGATGATTATCTTTTTCTTCAAAAGTAAGGGTCTCAGTAGTGGGTCCTCGAGAATGATAAAGATAGTAAAGATTATTTGTATTTGACGAACTACCTGGTACAGGAATAGTCTTAAACTGTCCCTGTACTTTTTTGCTCTCGCAAAAATTTAATCCATCTATCATTAAAGACCCAGAACTATAATAACCTCTATCAAGATTGCTTTGATAAAGACTAAAGGCCTTTTCTTTATTTGTGGAACCGGCTATACCGCACATATTATCAGTATACCTTACACTCAAACTTACTCCAGGGTATATCTTTTGCGTATTTGATAGGATCTATAGTCTTGTTGTCAATAAAAGCTTTAATACGAGCGGAGCAGGACACGCATTCTCCGCACGCTACTTCTGTACCCTCATAACACGTATGAGTACGGTTAAAATTTACATTCAAATCAATACCTTCTTTTACAACTCTGTCTTTAGACCAAGTCATAAACGGTGCATTTACTTTGATCGTATTTTTACGGTTAAGATTATACACATCATTAACTTTATTTAAAAATAATGAAGTACAATCCCAATAACCTGAAAAGTCATCTGTTTGTACTGCACCGTAGTATAGATCGTTTGCACCCACGCTTTCAGCCCAGCCTGCAGCAGTAGTCAAAAGCAAGAGATTTCTAAAAGGAACGTAGCTTAGCGGTTGAGCGTTACCGATATCATCTCGAGCCTTAGGTATCTTGAGATCTGTGTTTGTTAAAGCGGACATCTTTGATATATCTCTAAAGAAATCCATATTAATAATCTTATGTTCAATTATACCAGTTTCAAGAGCTTGATACTTTGCACACTCTATCTCTCTAATAATCCGCTGACCATAGTTAAAGGTAATAGCATAGATTTCTTCTATCTTAAGTCTTTTTGCAACATGATGAAGAAGTATTGTACTATCCATTCCACCGGAAAGAATAACTAATGCTTTAGACATAATTCTATAGTATGAGATATTATTAGAAATTCAATAGAAATTAGTAAATATAGTATATCTATGAATCTATTCGAAACCGCATTTACTGAATCCCTACAAAAAGAAGAATTAAAGGGTAAGCAGAA